CCTGTAAAGACTGCACTCTATCAAAACAAGTATCGCCATCACTTATATATTGTTGTGATTCTTTGGTATATCTAAGGTTAGATGGTCTTTGTAAGTCTATAAGCCTATTTTCTGCATCCACGCTAATTGTAGAGCCATTAGGGTCATCATTAATTGTCATAGACTGCATACGCCCTTTAAATAAAGTCATAGTCCCTGCAACGGTGTCTGTACCACCTGAAAGGTAGCCAAGATATACAGTTATAAATCTATTTTGATAGTTTTCGGTAAGTGCTAGATCTAATACTGTAGCATCCATACCTGCTAGTGAAACAGATAAACCACTGGATTTTAATTCTAGGGTATCTTCTATATTTGATATGCTTAAAAGAGTACCTGCACCAGTATAGGTATTACCATCAATAGAAATATTATAATCACCACTCCAAACATATAAAGTATCTGTATCAAATTCAGCTTTAACTGCTAAAAATAGAACTTGGTGATCAGCTTGTAGATATTTGACGATATCACTATCTATACCACCTCTATTTGACATTTAAACTACCTCAATACATGAAAAAGACATTCCATAATTAGATATATTGTCTGCATCCCAGTCAACATCTTTAGTTGTTAATCTAAACATGCCTTTGGGTGATGCAAACCTTACTAGATGATTTTCTGTAATAGCAGTTCTTAATTTAGGTTGTATTTTTACACCATAAGTATCTTCACCACTTATAACATTTAGTGTCGCATCCTCTGTAACCATTACATACTGCACAGGATTTTGCCCTGTAGTAGAACTAGCTGAAATTTGTAAGTAATCACCTTTTTTTATAGTACCTGTAGCACTATTACTACTTGCAGATAAATTTAGACCTGTAGAACCCTTTTGATTGGATTTAATAGTACAAGCTGTTCTATTTAGGTCTTCTGTTAATGTAATTGTGTTTTCAGGCTGTACTGTGAGTGTGTATGAATTAGCTTTTGCAATTATTTTATGTGTTCCATTGTTTTCAGGAAACCTTGAACCTGTTACAGAAATAAAATCACCAACTAAAGCATTTGCAAAAGGTGTAGTGTTGCTAGGTGCTTCTATTGTGTTATCCACTTTAAAATCTAATTCTATATTTGCTGTTTGGTTAATTCTGTTCTTAGCCTTAAGATCATCTGCATTATATGTGCCTTGATTAACTAAAGCATCAGGGTCTGCAAATTTAAATTGATTGACCATACCGTTACACTCTAAAAGAAAAGATTGCCAATTTTTAGCTACATCTCTTCGCATAGGTGGAAGGCTTACAACTGCTTCCCAAAATACACCGTCATATTCTTGTGTTCTTATTTTTCCTGTATATGGAGAAGCTACAGTTCCTATAGTCCTTACTAATTTAAAATTACTTCTAACAAAGTTAGGAGTATTTGGCATTGTTACTAATTTACCCACCGACTAGACTCCTTCTAAAGTTACCACCACGCATTGCTGATTCTTGTACTGCCGCTTTAGTTACATCTGCTATCTGTGGCATCATCTTTGTAACCTCTGCTCTTACAGTAGGTACTATGCCTGTTGCAAAGCTTATAGTTTGATATATGTTTACTGGTGTACCTCCACCCATAGCATTTTTGGTATTCATATTATTCATAATAGTGCCACCAGTATTAGGTACAAATATTTCAGCTCCCCTTTCACCAACTAAAGTAGGCGTACCACCTTGTATAGTCCCACCACCTGCTTTGCCCATACCCATACCACCACCCGTGCCTGTGCCTGTTCCTACACCACCTTTAGGTGTTGACATACCAAATGAACCTAATATTGCATCTACTATAGGTTGTATAACCATTAGTTCCATAAATGCTGATATAACTGCTTGTACTACGTTTTGTGCAAAACTCTTAAATGATTCTAAAGCACTTTCACCATTAAGTAGTGCATCTGTAAGATCATTAGAAAGGCTTGATGCTAGTCCTTCTATTTCAGAACCTATTTGTGCTAAAGCTTTTCCATAAGGACCGGTAGTTTCTAAAAATTCTCTTAATTTTGCTGTAGCTTGTTCTTGTGTTAACACCCCTTCTGCCATAGATTCGTTAAGAGCTTTATAAATTGTATCTAACTGACCTATGTCACCAGTTGCTTCTTTAAAAACATTATTTAAAATATCTAGGGCATCTGTTGATTCTTCAACTTGACCTATTTCTTCTTTTAATAAACCAAGACTATCAACAACTGCTCCAATCTGTTCTTCTGTTAAGCCATAAAACTTTAACAATTCAGTTTTATCTTCAGATTGTAATATTTCATCAATTAATGCTAATTGTGCATTGATTTCTTTTAGTGGGTCTTCTGCATCTTTTGCTAATTTTTGTAGAGGAGTTAAAAATTCTATAAATTTTTGTTCAGGTGTAAATTCACCTGTTTTTTTGTCATCATCTTTTTTTTCTAATTTTAGTTGTCTTTCTGCTTCTATTCTTGCATTTATTTTTTTATTTACTTGTTCAAGTAATTTTACTTCACGTTGTAAAATTTCTAATTCCATTTGATCTTCAACAGTGAAATCTACTGGTGGAAATGTGCCATCTTCTGACTGTGTTTTCAATTGTAATAATTTATTTATATCTTTGGTGTATTCTCGTATGATATTTCTTGATAATTTCAACTGGTCAACATCAGAAAGTTTGTCTGTTTTACCAGTTCTGTCCTCAACTATATCGCCAAGTGTTGCTTGACCTGTTGCTACTCTTACTGATCTTGCAGACTCATTTGCAAACGCTGTTAATCTATCTGTAAGTTTTTTTAACCTATCTCCTAAACCACCTGTAAAAACTGCATCTGCTAATTGTTTAAAAGCAATACCCATATTTGATGCTTTGGTAGAAAGATTATCCATTTTATTAGTCATTGCACCACCAAACTGCTTATTCAAAGCCGCAACTAATGTGTCTATCATTGTTGCCGCACCTTCTGTGGTTTTACCAAATTTTGTCAACTCTTCTTTGGTCATGCCTAATTCTGTTGTGAGAATTTTTAAAGCAGGTATACCTCTCTCGTCTAATTGATTAAGTTCTTCTAAGCCTAATCCACCTGAAGCGGCTCTTTGTGTAATTCTTACTAACGCTTGAAACGCACCTAATTGATCTACTGAGGTTGAAGCTGTATCTGCGAATGTTTGTAGCATATCCATGCTAGGTTCAACACCTACTGCTTTTAATTGTATAAAGGCTTTAGTAACATCTTCAATTTGAAAAGGTGTTGTTTGTGCAAAAGTAAATATTTTTTGCATTGCTTGTTCACCCTGATCTATTCCACCAAATACAGTATTAATAGAATCTCTAAGGTCTTCAAACCCCATACCAACTTGTGCTATTTTGCTAATAGTTGCACCTACAGCCACTAATGCACCTGTTACAGCTAAAGCACCAACCTTAGCTTTTGACATAGCACCTGCCATACCACCAAAAGCCGCACCACCTGCAACTCCAGTAGTTTTTAATTTACCTTGTACTTGTTTTAAATCTTTTTGTAATTGCTTAGTATCAGCTTTGATTTGAACTACTAACTCATCTATAGGTTTACTCATCAGGATATAACTCCATTAGTTCGCTAAGACGATCACTGGTCATAGGCTTATCTTTATCTTCTGAACCACCATTAAATTCGGTAAATCCATCTATAGCCATATAGATTTCTTTTGGGCTAGATTGCCAAAAATCATTAGTAGACATACCCATCATGCCAACACAAATAGAAAAGTATCGTTTGATGGGTAGGGAATCACTAGTTAATCCCCCTGTTCTTGCTTTCCCTCGTCTGCTTCTTCCTCTGAATCATCAGTTAGAGATTGTGCAATTAAGTTAGCAACTGCGGCTGTTGCTTTTACTATTCCTGCATCTTGTACTATTTTTACTACATCTTTTCGTTGAAAATCATTACCACCACCTCTTAGGGCAGGTAATAATACATGGATTACCTCTGACATTCTTATATCAGCTTCACCCATTTTTGTAGCAAGTTTTATAATTCCACAATCACATGCATCTTCAATTTGAATAATTGCATCAATTGTTAATCTAGCTTTATATTCTTTATTAGCTAAGTTAAGTGTGGTTTCACCCTTTAGTTTGTTTGTCATCTGACTTCTTCTCCTTTTTAGGTTTACTTGCCTTTGCAAGATTTATGGTTAATAAATTATCTCTTTCTTCAACAAATGATGATAAAACTAAAAATTCCTTTTTATCAACTTTTACTTTTTCACCAACTTCTATTAGGTTTTCTAGACATAGTTGGGATTCATCATTTTTTAAAAAAGCATTAATCTTTTCGTTACCTAGATCAAGTTGTACTTTATTCCAAGACATCTTATGAAGTTGCTACTACTATAATTCCTGCTGATTCAAAGCTAACAGAATAAGTGGCTTCTCCATTATATTCACCTGCATATTCTAAAGATGTAACTTGAAACTTACCTGTAAACTTGAAAAAATTTGGTATAAAAAATTCAAAATCTTCAAATTCAGGTACGTTAGCTGTTGTACCATTATCAGCAAAATGTAATTGATTTATATATGCATCTTTTAAAAGACCTTCAGTAGTGCTATCAGTAAAAACTCCTGAGCCACTGATGCTGATGCTATTAACACCACCACCTGCTAAAAGTGTTCTATATCCTGAAGAGTCTTTATTTGTAACATCTACTGATTCATCATTTAATGTTATTGAAGATGATCTCAAACCTCCAATAGTAGTTTGTGTACCACTACCATTGTCTATTTTTATTAAGACCTCTTTACCTTTTTGTGCCGCCATTTTTATCTCCTATTTATAAAATTAGTTAGTTCCTAATATTATTGCTCGGAATCGCATGACTCCATGTCTAGTAACACCGTCTGGGTCTCTCATTATATCACTAAATTCAAATCTTAAATTTATTAGATTAAATCCAGTAACGCTTAGATTACTATCATGCAATAAATCGTGAATTCTGTCCATTATTTGTTTTGTTTCTTTAGAGCCTTTGTACTGTGACCATATATGAACATTTATAGTAGTTTCACCACCATTAATGTCTTTTGTACCATAATCAATAGCTGTTTCTTCTCCTAATGCTACAAAAGGATATGTAGCACCCTCTGTAACCTCGTCATATACACCTGCACCTAAAGTTGATGTAAGTGTATTATCACTAGATAGAGTGCTGTATATGGTGGTTTGTAATGCAAATTGACCAATACTCATTTCAATATGCCTTTTCTAAATAATGCTTCTATCTTTCTTTTATTCTTTTCTAATGCAGGTTGCATAAAGGGTCTTTCAGTCATATTAGTAGTACCAAACTCTAAATGCTTTGAATATGGTGCAGATGAAATTATTTGACCAATCACTGTACCATTGGGTTTTACATCTACATCCATTGTTATGTTACTAGCTAAAAATCCTGTATCACTTGCAGGTGGTTCATTAGGTGCAGATGCTGTATGTGTTCTTCTAGGCTCGTACTTTTCGTAAGTCCTACCTGTTCCACCTGATAAAATACTTTTTTTAGCATCATTATGAACCATCAATGTTCCACGAGTTACATATTCTTTGACTTTATTATCTGCAAGTCTTTTATTTAGTTTTTTATTAAAAGCCTTTAATTCAGTTATCTTTAAATCAATACTCACGTTGCTATTCCTTGTTCACAAAGAAGTTTAAGGAATCTATCCCTTTCATCAACATTAATAATAGCCCTAATATTAAATAACTTATTATCAAAACTAATCCTAGAAGCGTTAGTAATATCAGTCCTATAACGCACTGTAATCTCGTGTGACACGCTTCCAACCAGTTTACCTTGTGCATATACCTCTTTCCCACTTTTAGGCTTTATATCAGCATACACAGAAGCAATACTAGACCACCCCGAACTAATTCCCCCACCACTATCTCTAGTAGTGCCTTGTCCTTGAAGGGTAATTTGGTGTCGGAGTTGACCTACTTGGCTCATTATCCTAATGACATGAGTTTTGAGCTACCCATCCCACTGTAAACTACATACGGAGCAAGAAGCCTAGTTGCAGTAGCAGGTAGTGAAGTTTTACCTTCATACATATCACCTCTGTGTTCGTACAAATATGTAAGAACTTGATAGATTGCGAATTTGATTGGTTCAGGTACAGCACTAGCTGATGTATAACCAGTGACATATTGTACTTCTATTGCATTAGCAACTCGTAATGCTGTGGGAAATGTCTCCCCTGTTCGTAAAACTACCCTTGCAGGTTGTCTTGCATTGTCTACATAGTAATTATCACTAGAAAAAGTAGTTGCAGTATCACTATCGTCATAAGTCTTTATATGACTAATAGATACAGCAGGTGGCATAGGTAACTCTATATAGTTTTTGTAGTAATTAATATAGGGAGCAGTACGCATACCTTCCCATAGACTATCTTCTACGTCTTCTAATGCATCTAGAAACAGTTGATATGTTTGAGTCATTAAAGCTCTTTGTGTATGTTCTTCACATAGCTTTCTTGATGTTGAGATCAATGATGTTATTAAAGCATCATCCCCTGAACTATCTACTCTTAAATATGACTTTGCTTCTGCAAGGGTTATAGGTTCTGATGCAGGTGCTGTATGTAAAACTAGACCTGCCATTTACCACTCCTAATTAGCTTTTTTCTTTTCTGCCTTTGCTTCTTCTACTATTGGTTGTTCACCTACTATAGCATCATCACCTTGTGCTTCTTGTAGCTTCTGTACTAATACTCTTATAGTATGTTGTGCATTAGCTAGTTCTTGCTGTGCTGTGTTATATAGTGATTCGTAGTTTAAGTCTTCTGACATATTATTCTCCTAAAAAAATATCCTTTCTATTATCAGCCCAAACATTGAAGCGATAATTAAGCCATAGAGTCCATAAATAAGATTTTCAAGCCTATCAAATCTCTTTGAACCACTTTCTAATCTTCTATCTATGTTGTCATATCTAATAGCACATTCACGTTCATGTGCTTCTAGCTTACTTATAGTATCGCTTGGTATCTTGACTGCCATTTAACTATTCTAAGCCATTAATTCTTTACATACAATGATAAGTGTTAAGACTTTTTCTTAGTAGTTTTCTTTGTAGTAGTTTTTACAGGTGCTTTGCCATCTTCCCACGCTTCATTGATATTAGGTGTAGAAGGGTCATCTGCTTTTAATTGACCTTTTGTGTTTCTAGCTCTTTTAGGCTTAACTGAAGATTCAAGATTTAAAGTGTCTTCTACAGAATCCATTTTTACTTCCATAGCCCAACTGTTATTAACAAAAACGTCCATAATTTGTTCTTGCCATAAGTCTTTTGCATTAACTATCTGATCTTTTTGATAAACTTTTGTGATACTACCTTCTTTGTTACCTGTTGCAGGTTTGGTAGTGAGTATTTTGTATTTCTTTGACATTTGATTCTCCAAAAAAAAGGGGGGTATAAACCCCCCAAGATTGTCTAATTAGACGTTATGAACGACATTACTAGCAGGAGCATGTAAAGGTGTACCTTTAACAATTATGCCTGATAGTGGTGTTCCGTTTGTATGTGTTCCAGTTTTTGCAAGAACTAATCTTACATATCTTTTTCCACCTACATAACCAACTTGCCATTCTCCACCTGTTGTTCCGGGGTCTCCACCGTCTGACCCATCAAGTGTTAACCAAATACCACCTGAAGCAATAGTTCCATTGACGATATCAGCTTGAACTGCATCAGTCCATGTTGAGTTATCATCTGAATGCTCTAATGCAACAGTAAATGATTTTGTTCCACTTAATGTGTCACCTTCAGCACCTACAGTAACAACAGCAGTAGCACTTAAAAAACCCTGTAAATCTACAGTTGTGCCATTAGCACCTGCAGTTTTGACAGCATTTATAAGTGAGTTACCTACTGAAATATTGTGTGATAAATCTTTCATATTTCACCTACCTTATGTTGAAATTTTTTGTTTAATGATAGCTTCAGGAAGAACCACTTGACCACCAACTCTTCTTCTAGCAATGTATCTTACATTTCCAGTAGTAGCTTGTGTGAATGGGTCTCTTAAAACTGCTAAATTAACTCTATCAACGATCATGTAACCACGTCTAAAGTCTCCAAATGCTACAGGATAAGTACCTGCACTTACATTTGGCATATCAGTTGCTTCTATATATTGATAACCAAAAATAGTATTAGTAGCACCAGTAGTTCCACTGAATCCTGCTTGGAATATATACTGACCATTACCATCTTTTAGTTTTCTTATATCTGCAAGTGTTGATCTGTTAAATACAAAAACGCCATTTTTACCATAATCTGACTTAATGCCATGTATTAAAGTTAAAAGACCATCTGCACTTAAAGCATCTGCAACACCTGAATTTGCTTCGCCAACTGAAGAATTAGTCAAAAATCCTTCAGGCTTACCTACTGAGTTACCACTTACAAAAGCGGCACCTTCAGCTTTAGCAAACTGCTGACTGAATTCTGATTGCATTTCAGCTTCTAGATCAAATACTGAGTCTTCTAAGTCTTGCTCAGAAATATCAACTAAAGCATATTGCTCATGAGCCGCTATCTCTTCTAGACCTACATTATAACCAGTTGTTTCTGATCTTGTTCCTGATTCAGCTACCCATTGTGCGGCAAACGTACCAGTTCTTTTAGGAACTTGGATTGATCTTGCACCAGTGCTTCTAGTTCTAGCAATACTTCTGATAGGTGAAATTTCAGTTACGTCTTTTAGTAACTCTCTCACATATTCAGGTGGTGCTAGATATCCGCCAGTTGAGTCATTGCTGACTGTTAAAGCTTTCTTTTCAATTGTATCAAGACCTTCAACGCCTTTTCTACAATACTTATCAAAAGCATCCATGTACTCATCTACTTGCTTAGTATCAAAGCCTGAGTTAGGTCTTCTTACAACCGTCTCTAGCTTCTCAATTTGGCTTTTGATGTCTTCGGCGTTTTGTTGTGCAACAGTAAGTTTTTGATTAACTTCTTCATAAGAATCCATTTTGGCTTCTAATTTATTTAGCTTCTCATCTACATACGATGTACCTTCGCCTTTCTCTATGCTTTCTAATCTCTCGTCATTTACTTTTTTAAATTCGTTAAAAGTATGACCTAGTTCAGAAATAGCATTTTTTATATCTTCCGACATAATAATCTCCTATTAAGATTTTAAGGTTAAAGTTAAGTTCTTTATGGCATCTACCAAGTCTGACTTTGTATCAGCATCACGCTGATCAAAACAATCATCAAGTGCTTTTGCACACATTTTTGCTTCTGAACGAGAAAGCTGAAAAGCATCACGCAGTCCTTTCTCCCATTCTCTAATAGAAATATCTTCACCTTTTACTGAACGAACAGTTGCCTGAGGGTTCATAGGAAAGGTTACTAACGACACTTCCATCAAATCTACTTCTTTGATAATACGTTTGTTACCACGCTTATCATATGAAACTTCTTTAGGGTTTACTCTAAAGCCTATTGAAAGACCATCTAAAGCACCCATTTTTAATAATTCGTAAGCTTCTGCACCTGCTTGTGTTTTAAGAGCAAGTCTACCTTTAACAACCAAGCCATGATCATCTTCTCTGATCTCATCAAATACACCTATAGGCATATCAGACTTGTGTTGATATAAAAGCTTTACGTTTTGTGGTTTTCTTCTTTTTAGGGATTTTGTAAATGCACCTGATTCTATAACATCATTACCTAAGTCTTTATTTCCAAAAACAGACCCATATCCTTCAAATGTTCCATAGTTCTTGTCTTCTTCATCATCATTGTAGGCTTTGATACTTGATTTGATTTCTATAGATTCTTTTTCTACTTCTTTAGAATCTTCCATCTCATCTACAGTTTCTTCTACATCAGGTTTACTTTTACCAAACTCAATAATATAAGAGTCCTCTGTTTCTTCTACTGCTCTTACATGCTTCTCATCATTCTGAATAGAATCTTCTTTGTTTGAATCGTACTCACTAGTACAGACATCTAATCTTTGGTTTGAATTGGTATATTCACTCGTCATAGTGTCATCTCCCATACATCTAGTTTAAAATCTTGCCTTAACACAACCTTAGTTGATTTTAGTATAGGCATATTACTTTATATAGTATCTTATTGATTAAATAAGCACAATATATAGGTATAGTTAAAATAATCCTAATAATACTTGTTTTGTAATCCATTACGGGGTTATAATAGTTGTATAAATTGAAAACAGCCTTAAATGGCAAGGTAAAATAAAATGACAAACTCAAAAAACAAAACAAAAATTGAAAACCTAGAACAAGGCACAGTCATTAATATGAATAGAAATGCAAAATATTCATATCAAAATAGAATAGGTGTTGTTGCTAATACTAATTATGCACCTGATGGTATGAAAAGAGTATATGAAATACAGTATCTTTTTGATTCAACTTATCAACCTGCTTTATTTGGTAATAATGTTGATGTAGAGGTGATGGCATAATGTATAAAGTAACAAGCGAAATAGAAAAACAATTACAAGACAAGAATATTGAGTTTGCAGTTGGCAGTCTTCTAAGAACTAATAAACATTACAGTCCTGAAGTTTTGCAACAAGTTTTTAATCTAACAAAGAAACAAGCTAAACAATGTATAAACTTAGCTTTTGAAATTAAAGTATTAAACGATTTGACAGGTGGAGAAAATTAATCCATATCTCTTTCATCAGCGTAGATAATCACACATCTACAGTTGATGACATTTGATGCACCACCTTTAGGGTCTCCTGCATATTCCATAGGAACACCACCAACCATAAAATCTTCATTCATATCTACAATTTGACCGTTAGCTAATGCATGTGCTGATCTTGTTCTTTTGTCGTTAGTAGCTACCCACTTCTTAAGCATCTTAGTTCCTAAGTCTTCTTCTACTGTTTTAAAGTAAGCATTACTAGCAAAACTTGCGGCATTATGGGTTTCTGTACGAGCTATAAGTGCTGATCTACTTCTACTAATAGGTAAAAACTTATCAGATACCAGTTTAGTAATCTGTGCTAACGTAAGATCATCAGCCCTGCCCTGCTCTATAACACTACTAATACGAGTAGCTAGTCGCATACTAATACCTGCAAGAACTAACTGCCTAGTGTTGAAATATTGCTCTACTAAGTTTTCAAAGTCTATTGATCTACCAAATACAAAAGCTTCATCTTGCTTTTTATTTAAATTGTACTTGGATTCGTTATATTCAAACATGACCTTAAAAACACGCTTGTAATGTGCATGAATAATAGGAAACATATCCTCATTTAGTGTTTGTTCTGCTATCTGTGGCTCGTATAAGCCATATTGCTTGTATAAGTACATTTGAACACTTAGAAACTTCTTAAAAAGGCTAGAAAGTTGTCTATAAAACCTTTTTTCTAGATTATTTCTTAAAACAAGCTGTTTTCTAGCTTCTTTCCTTACATTTATCCTACCTTGCCTAAAGGTATTGAACTTTTTACGTTCTACCTTCATGTTTTACTAGATAGTGGGTGTCCTTTGGGAAATAAGTCTGTATCGTGTCTTCCACCTCTAAACTTACCTGTAGATAATGCTCTTAGAAAGCTATTTACCCTAGCATAAGCCCATTGATCAGGTGAACTAACACTTGGTCTTACTGAGCTTGGGTTTGTTCTATATGCACCTACACCTCGTCTAAATACAGCTTCAAGCATTCTTAATGTAGCCCTTTTAGTTTTAGTTCCACCATGCTTCTCATTATGATCATCTACTTTTTTTTGTAAGCCTTCTTTTACCTTACCTGATAAAGCCTTTTCATCTTCTTTAGATTCTACATGCTCCTGTAGTGCAAACTCTTTGTCTTCTTCAGTAATAATTTGTTGACGCTTTCTTTTAGCCCATGCAAAGCCTGAATCTCCACCCCAAAGCAACCATGCGATCTTACCTGCACTTGGATATCCATCTTCACCTTGTCTAAAACCTTGTGCTTGTTTATCTACCTCATGCCTTTTAAAAAAGCTATACATTCTTTTTACTGTTGAAATAGATAACCTTTCTTTAGCTACCAACTGGTTTGCACGAGCAACACCTACTAAAGTGCCACCCCTTTTAAACTTTTTTCTAAGTTCAAGCCCTCTCTTAGCTTCTTCTGCCATCTCACTGGTAGGAACTGTATTTATATCTGCTAAAGCTTTTTCTTCTTGTAAAAGGAAGTCTATCTCTTTATCAACCTCGTCATCATCATCATAGTCTTCTAAGTCTTCTTCGTTTACAGGATTTTCAGGTTTAGGAACATCACTATCTGAAAGTGGGAATAGATTAGCTGATATATAAAGATCATCAGCACCATCTACAGGGTCAAGACCTATTATCTTTCTTGCTTCATTACGAGTCATAATACCTTCACGAACAGCACTGGTCACATTCTCATAAGTCTTCTTTTTTCTTTCTGCTAGAGCAGGTATAGAATCTATATCAAATTCTAAGGTAAGCCTGTCATCAAATAACGGTACTAGCCATTCATTGAGATCAGATGCTATCTTTCTTAAATGTGGAATTATAGTTTCTTCGTATAGAGCGAGTCTTGCTTCTGCTACATTAGAATATGTCTGAGCATCAGGAACACCTACTAATTGACTAGGAACGCCAAAACATAAGGCTATATCTGTAGTTGCCATGTTCTTTAATGCATGGAAATCCATATCTTTAGGGCTTAGACCCATCTCCTTCCAGTCAAAGTCTCCTTCTAAAAGCATAGGTCTACCTGCATTAGCAGTTCCACTAAATCTATTGTTAAGGTCTGTGAGTAATTGTTGTCTTTGTGATTCTGTTAGGTTTACAGCAAAACCTGCATCATCCTTAGGCTTAAAGATAACAGCTCCACTAGGTCTAGCACCATTATTAAGTAGATTTACATTATGTTTACTAGCCATATTGAACTGATCTATCTCTATAGCCGCAGCACTCATAGGAGATAAACCATAATAATCATCTAATGGATTCCACAGCTTAACGTGCTTAATTTCACTAAAGCCATTGTCTTGATCTACATCATAGGTATTTTGAACCCTACCATTTATTAAATATTCGTATTTATCAGGTATAGCGTTGCCACTTCCTTTTATATTAATACGATCAGGTCTTAATTGATGTAGCTCTTTAGGCGTACCTGTCTCTCCACCTACTTTGAGTATATATGCATTGCCACTAAGCAACACATAACCAAACAGGCTATTAAAGAACTCTGAATAGGATTGTAAAGGATTGGGTCTATTAAGAAGGTCAATGAGTGGATGTTGTTCAATTATCTGATCTCCTGCTTTAACTACAAAGGGTACTGCACTTGCACCTTTGGATATTTCATTAACACAACGATAAACGATTGCGTTTTTAAGATATCCCTCTTTGGCTAAATCTGCATATTTGTAATTCTTAGGCTGATCTGTACCAACCCCAAAATAACCCATCATGTTTGATTGTTTGACTTCTTGTTGTTGTACGTTAAAAAGTCGTTGTAAAAATGTTTGTTGTGCCATTAGCTTATTCTCCAGTTTACTTGTCCTTTAGACTTGCTAAGTTCGGTTAATCCCCATACTAAAGCATCTAATCTATCAGGCGAACTATTTGTATCTCCTGTATAACTGCACATTTGCGATTCTAACTCCGAGAATGCACCTACATGGTGAACTCTCTCTTGTTCATATAAAGCTGAGATTGGTTCTGCTCTAAGTATTTTACCTCTTGTTGCCCTTACACTTCTATAAGATATTTGACTATCTATGTTTCGTATAAGCCTTTCTACCAAGTCTCCACCATTATTAACTTCAGCTACTATCCTATCTGCTTCCCATTCGTAGAAAGCGTTTACAGCTATTCTACCCCATTTCTCAGGTGGATGTCTTCCTGATAAGTCCTCTAAGACATAATAATGATTATTATAGTCTTTACCTACTACTACTATACCTGTTTCATCGCTATTTGCATTAGCTGTTACAGCAGGGTCAATTGCAACTATAATCTGCGATAAATCTCTGTCATCATCTATTCTAGCTTTGTCTATCAACTCAGGTTTCCACAAAGCACCCTCAAAGTCTTCTATTATCTCAGCGTATAGTTCCTGCCTACCTAGATTAGTACCTTCATATTTATCTTTAAGCATAGATAAAGCACTATCTGCTAAGTTTGCTTCGTTCTCAAAAGTGCTTCCTGATGTTACTAATACATCTTTTCTTTCTACTAAATCCTTAATAAGCTTAGTTGGTTTAGGTGTAGTAGTAATAACGCATTGTGGTTTTTTTCCTAATCTAAGACCAAACATAAGCTGATCAAACGTCTCAGGATAACGCCAAGCCGCTACCTCGTCACACCATGCTCTATGAAATTGCGGTCCGCGAAGTCTTTCAGGCTCTTGAGCCGCATAACCTGTAATCTTAGAACCGTTAAATAATCTAATCTCAGATACACTAGATGAGTAACCTTTTTGATCATTAGATTTAAGAAAACACTCTCTAGGTATTATTGAAATAAGCCCACTAGGACCGCCAAAGCAGACACGCCTTAAATCACCATGTGTAGGAGCAACTACAGCACAATTACTATTAGGGTTTCTTAAAGCATATAATGCTATGTCCTGAGCGCCTGTTCTTGTTTTACCCCAACCACGTCCTGCTAGTATTAACCAAATATAATGTTCTATTTTAGGTTGAAGTTGTTTATCCCTTGCTGTGTCTAGCCATTCAGTGCGTAGTGCTACTGCCTTTGCTTCTGCTGTCTTCAATTGTGTCAAGCAGTTCCATAGCTCTTGCGAAGGTGTCATTTTCTTGTATGTTTCCATTTATATTAATGTTATCCGTAGATTCTCCTAAAGCTAATTTTGCAAATTTCTGCGTTTTTAAAGCAGAACTTGCCATTGAGTCTAATTGTTGTGGTGTAAATTCTTGAATAGAAGCGTTTTGTGTGTTTCTTATTACTACGCCCACCCTAGAAAGTAGTGCTTTAGCTATATTTAAACATGCTGAGTCAAGCTTTTTAGCTTCTACAGAAAATTCTTTAATTCTTTGTGCATCTAATTTTTCTTCGTAGTCTCTTTGAAATTTTTCTTGTGCAAACTTCCAATTTTCTCTTTGTGCTAGTTTATACAGCGTATTTTTAGATAAATTATTATCTAAGGCTAATTCTTCTATAGTAGAGCATCTTCTAAAGCCTTGTGGGTCTAGGTCTCCCTGCACATAAGATATTCTAAGCCTTTCTTTAATATCAGATGTTATTTTTTTATATTTAGGTTTTTTATTCGCCATTTTTTGTATCTTTATGTAATTCTATTAGTTCGTCAAAAGTTTCGTTAGATGATTCTAATATAGCTTGACTACCCGTATAGTTCTGCCATCTTTTTATAGTCACATCACAATATTTAGGGTCTAGTTCCATTCCATAACAAACCCTTCTGTTCTTCTCACAGGCTATTAGGGTACTTCCTGAACCTAAAAAGTAATCTGCTACTTTAGTTTTACCCTCTTGATCTTTTAATGCTATATCAATTAACTCTACAGGCTTCATCGTGGGATGTAACTCGTTCCTTTGTCTTTTAATCTTCCAAACGTCTCCTCTAAGGGTTTTATGACCACCAAAGTCTCCATAATATAGTATTAGCTCATGTTGTTTATAATATTTATCTAGATGCTGTGCAGGATTAACTTTATCCCAAACTATCATAGCCTTAGGGCTTCTACCTATTTTTATCATAGCTTCTTTGAATAAATGTACATATTGCCAAGAACAGCACACATACATCTGTTCACACCCATGTATAGTCTGAGTAAGAAAGTCTACAAAGTCCTCATCAGACATTTTGTCATTTTTGATTTTTTCATGCTTACCCTGAAGGTCTTGATAGTCTATGTTATACGGTGGGTCTGTAAATACTAAATCTGCTTTATTATTATCCATAAGCTTATCTATATTATCTATACTAGCACTATCACCACACATAATTCTGTGATTACCTAAAATCCAAACATCACCTAATTTAGTAATAGGTTCGTTTTCTAAGGCAGGAGCTTCATCTTCATCAGTTAATCCTTCTTCAGCAAATTCATCTAAATCAAAATCTAAACCTAGATCAGCCAATTCCTCATCCGTAAAACCTGTAAAATCTAAGTCATAATCTGCTTGTAATAAATCAGTCATTTCTTTTGTAAGTAGTCCATAGTTCCAAGAAGCAAACTCAGCAGATTTGTTATCCATGATTCTATAAGCTTTAATTCTTTCTTCAGATAGATTCTCTGCTATTACACAAGGTACTTCTTTTAGACCCAATCTTTTAGAAGCATTAAACCTAGTATGTCCCACAATAATTTCATAGTTCTTATCTAAGACTAAAGGCTGTTGAAAACCAAACTCCTGTAAAGACTTTTGAACTACTTCAATTGCATCTTCATTAACTCTAGGGTTATCGTTATAAGGTTTTATAAGATTTATATTTACATCTGTAACTTTCATAGAATCTCCATTTAAGATGGATATTACCACAGAATAATCCAAAACGTAAAACCATCAAATAAATTAACTATTCCAATTTGGTTTAAGATATGTTATAATGGGTTTGGGACGAAGTATTTTTAATAAAATGAAAAAGGAGAATTAAATGAAAAAAAGATACAAAATGCCTTCCTTACATAAGGAAGCAAAAAAGAAGAGGGACATAGTAAGATTTTACAATGACCCTCAGAGAGCTAATAGACTATCTCATGGTTATCATCATTTCCAAGTTGGTCAGATAGGTTGGAAGTGGGTAAAGATTAGACCTGCTGTACTTAGCACTTTTAGAGAGAACCATTGGACAAAAATCAAAAGAACTACTTGGGATAGAATCCAATCATGCAAAACCTTCAAAGTATTGGAGGTAGCATGAGGGATAAACAAAGACAAAAAGTCTATGACTGGGAAGATTCTCAGTCATGGATGGTTAAGAAAAGTTATCTGACTCAAGATCAATGTCATGCAGTAATTAAAAGATTAAACAAAATATTTAAACGTAAAATAACCCTTAGATTTAAAAATGGTCATGGAAAATGTTTTGCTAATCGCTATGAGATTGTTATAAGGAATGAATGGGGTAGATCTTATGGAGTCTTGCTACACGAATATGCTCACCATCTTAGTGCTGATTTACATGGTCGTAAATTTGTTGCAGAGTTCTGTATGCTTTTACATTACTTGCACCCTGATCAACCATCTATAAAAGATTTGGTTGCAAGTATGAATAAAGCTAATGTTGAATTTTATGATTTTGAAAGAACCATTTGTAATAAAAGATTGAGTAGAAGACTAAAGCCATTTAAAGCTGTATGTACTACTCCAATACCTGAGCCTAAAAGATATATTAAGAAAAGAACCTCACCCAAACAAAGGGTGAAAAAACTTTTAGATAAGTGGGGTGAGTTCTATCATATTAATGAATACGAGTTTTACAGAAACAAGTTCGTAAACATAAATGAAAAAGAATACAGTGGTGAACTTTATACATGGAAAGAAGTGGAAGAGTGTCTACTTGAAGCGATTGAGCAAAAGCTACATGAACACGAAGATTATCAATGGAAGGAGTAATAAATTAACTCTTAATCCAATTTGTATTGACTTAAATATTAATTATGATTATCTTAACAAACCAAAATAAAAAAAAACGAGGGAAAGAACTATGTCTATAGAATGTCTAAACAAAGCACTGAAGATTCAATTTGAAGGTCAAACACCAACTAAGAGATTAATCTTAATCTTACTAGCTAACTACTGTGATGATCAGAATAGTTGCTATCCTAGTTATACTCATATCGCAAAGTTAGCAGGTCTAAAAGACCCAAAGCATATTGCTAAGATTGTAAAAGAGTTTGAGAGTCTAGGTCTTTTAAAAATACAAAGAAGGTTTAAAGATGACGGAGGTAATACATCTAATAGGTACTTCCTGACCCTTAGGTCTACAGACACCCCCCCTCATGGTCTAGAGACCCCCACCCCCCCTAGTCCTGAAACCCCTAGCCTACTGGTCTCCACCCCCCCCAATACTAAAGAAGACACAAAAGATAAAACTAAAGATAATACTAAAGCCTATAATTCTGATTTTAAAAGCTTTTGGTCTTTATATCCAAGAAAGGACAATAAGGCTAAAGCAGAAGAATCTTATAAATCTATATTAAAGAAGTTTAGCCATGAGCAGATGATTGCCTATGTAGAGAGTTACAATAATGATATAGAGTTTCAAAAGAAAGATAAGAAGTTTATTCCCTTTTGCACCACTTGGCTAAATCAAAAAAGATTCTTGGATTACGAAGATTATGAAATGCAAGAGATAGTCAAAGATTCACAAAGCACCGTTGAAGGCAACTGGTTTGATGATTTAGAAGTAGGCTAGACCATGCTCCAAGATTACAGCGTAAGGCAATTAAACAATCACGAATACAGAGACTGGTTGTTAAATAAGCACTATGCAAAAAGACTATGTTCAGTTTCTTATGCATTTGGTCTAATTGATTTAGATCAAAATGTAGTAGGGGTTATAACTTTTGGATGTCCACCTAATAGGCTTTTTAATGATGGTAAGTGTATATTTAGTAATATAAAAGTTAAGACTATGGAGCTTAATAGACTTGTGCTTAATTCTGATACTCCTAAAAATTCAGCAAGTTTTTTTATTATGAAAGCAATAAATAAACTACCAAAACCCCTAGCAATTGTTAGTTATGCAGACCCAAATAATCATCATCATGGTTATGTTTATCAAGCAACTAACTGGTTGTATACAGGAACTAGCACCCCCAAGTATAAATATACATTTGAAGATGGTTCAATTAATGACATTAGAAGAGATCAGGATTCAACTAATATGCATACAAAATTCATCAAAGGTAATGTAGTTAGTAAAGAAGAAATGTTACCCACTTATAGATACATCTATATTCATGCAGATAAGCGTGATAAAAAAAATCTTGTTAAAGATATGAGATGGGATATAGAGCAATATCCCAAAGGTTTAAATAAAAATTATGAGTGCATTGATATTAAAATGAAAGCACAGTTAGACTTATTCTAAATAAAAATCATTAGGCTCTACTTCACCCTTTGTATATTCGTGTATGGCAACCATTTCTGCTTTTCTAGGAATTCTATATTCAAGAACATACTTTGATAAACCACCTTGTGATAATTTATGTCCAGTCTGATCTTCCATTTCTTGAATAAACTTTTCTTGAGTTAGTTCTTTTGTTTCTAAATATTCTTTTAATTTCATACGTTTACCTTTTATATATTTTATATTGTATTGAAAACCAATTTGGATTATACTCTGCCTTATAACTTTTAACAAACTATAAAATGAGGACATAAAATGAGTAGCAACAATCCATTTGACCAATTTGATATAGAGCATCTTTCATCTAGTTCTATTAATCTTTACATGCAAGACATACCACTTTTTATAGTTAGGTATCTTGCTAAACATAAATCACCTACTAACTCTGCAATGCTTAGAGGAACTGTTATAGATCATGCTATAGGAGAGAAGCACAGCGTTAAGGAAGCACAGAAAGAGTTTATGAGTCTTATGAACTACCATAAAAAGGAAGGCGTTACGTTTGACGAGGTGAAAGCAGAAACGGAATATAAAAACATAGAAAAGTATTTAGAAGTTGGCTTACCCTTTTATGAAGAGTTAGGTGAGCCTGTTTCTTATCAAAAAAAGGTAGAACTAGAGTTTGATGATCTACCAATACCAGTTTTAGGATTTGTTGATTTAGAGTATGAAGATTGTATTAGGGATATTAAGACTACTGCAAGAAAACCTTCTGAATTACTACCACCAGTTCAAAGGCAGATAGCAATTTATGCTACTGCTTTAGAAAAAGATCGTGCCTATGCCGATTACCTTTATGTAACCAAAACGAAAGCAGAGGTTATAACTTTAGAGGTAGACGATATAGACATGAGATTAAACGAGGTGTACAGGGTCGCATCAGCAATGATGAACCTTTTACAAAATAATGATATTTATTCTTTAGTAGATCAGTTCTATCCTAATCCTGACTGGATGTGGAGTTTATCAGATATTGAATTTGCTAAAGACTTATGGAGAATAAAATGAAATACGAATTAACTTTTGGACAAGTATGGAAAACACTATCTAGTGTTAATGTAAATGAAAAAACTGATAAGAAGATGAATCTTACTTATCTATCGTGGGCTTGGGCTTGGGGTATCTTAATGGAGCATTATCCTTTTGCTACTTATACGTTTGACGAAGAAGCCACTAGTTCTAACGGAACTGTTATGACTAACTGCACTTTAACTATAGGTAACTTAGAAAGAAGCATGTTTTTACCTGTAATGGATTATAAAAACAACTCAATAGCTAACCCAACCTCTAGACAGGTATCTGATACTAGAATGAGATGTTTAGTTAAGTGCATGGCTATGTTTGGTCTAGGTCACTATATATATGCAGGTGAGGAGCTTCCTGATAGTAAGGTAGACGAAGCTGAAGCTAAAGTTGTTCCTGTAGAGGTAAAAAAGTTTAAGTTTGAAAAAACAGGTGGAAAAACTTTATCAACTAACGATATAGAAGACTATCTTTTAATATTAGCTTCTAATCTAAAAGACCCTGATAATGTTCTACACAAGAAATCGTTTGCAACCAATAAAGCAAATATACAGGTAGCGTTAGCATCTACTAGTGACGATGATACTAATAATACTAGATTGAAGAAGCTTATAAGTCTTTATGAGGTAGCATGATGATAGAAGTACCACAAAGCATTAAAGATAAGCCTAAAAGCAAACTTACTATAGATGATTGTGTATTCCTATGTCTTAGAAAAGGAAAGTATATGAGCTTTTGGCATATACAAGGAATGATTAAACAAAATGTAGGTAAGTTCTATGGCGAACCTACAATCTCAGCTTCTATAAGAAATATGAGAAAAGACTATTGCAGGGAAGCTTATGGGCTTCCTATGTATGGAGAAGTCATAGAAAAAAGAAAGATTTGGAATAGCAAAGGTTACGAATATAAATTAATTACTAAAGGAGAATAGAATGACTGAATATGCGAAGAAAGATAAGAAAGGAGCTATGTGGAAAGAAAACAATTGTAAGGTTGTTTGGAAAGGGTCTATGCACCACAAGAAGAACCCTGAAGACCCTAATGATAGGGGTGTAGATAAATATTATAGTATTTTAAAAACTATTATTAAGGACAAGTATGGAAATGAAAAATCTAAATTTGAACTTGTTCAATCTGTAGGTCTACTATATTTAAAAGATGACAACTTTAACACTAATGGGAATCCACCTGATATTGGCGGTCCGGTTACAGTTGATCTTGGAAATGGTCAAACAGTAGGTCAAAAGTTTGGTGGATGGCTACAAACTAATGCAGAAAAAGGTACTCAATATTTAAGCGTAGGTCTAGTAGATTCACATAAAAATAAAGAATCAACATCAGATGAAGAGATGTTTCCATCCAGTCAAGATTTTGATGATGATCAAGTTCCTTTTTAGTGTCTAAAAGACTTGTAGATAAGAAACATCTTATGTGGGTTAGAACCCTGCCCTGTTTTATAAGCAGAGCAGGGTTTTTATCCTGTAGTGGTTCTGTACAAGCACATCATCTTCTTAAAGGTTACGATACGCCTAGAGGGGTCAATGGTCGTGGCATGTCATTAAAAAATGGAGATGATCAAGTTATACCACTCTGTCAAATGCACCATCATTTACTACATACTAGATATGGAAGTGAAAAGGCTTTTTTTAAAAAATATGGTATCAAAGAAGATGCAGGTAAAAAGTACGCAAAACAACTTTATGAAGAAAAAGATTGTTATGTAGAAGATACTAGTGATCTGCCTTTTTAAACTAATACAATAAAATACTTGCTATGTATTCCATTTTGGGGTTATAATAACTTTATAATAAATTGATACTCACAGAGTAAGGAACAATAAAATGATAGACAAAAAAAACTTAAAAACAAAAATAGATTCAATAGACTTAGATACAAAAAACAGTCAAGAGCTTTTATCTATACTTTATAAATCTTTTACACTTCGTACATTAGCAGGTCGTAAAGGAAATAAAATATTAGGAGACTTTCAAAAAGAAATAGCAAAAACTTTATGGATTAAATTTCCTGAAGTTGCTAAAGAAGAGGGTCTAAAAAAAGTGAGGGTAGCTTAATGACTAAGATAGTAGGCAACAAGAACTTAAAAACTTTTCACTTATACATAAAGAAACCTACTGACTCAGACTGGTTTCAAAGAATGCGTTCTACTCAATATGGAATGATTGATGATCAAAGCATGAAGTTTAAAAAACAAGGCTTCCAAACAAAAATAATATCTAGTGACTCATATAGAGTTGCACAAAAACAAATACAGGAGTAATTGATGTTTAGTACAAAAGAACAAATCCAAGAATTAAATGATACGTTAGGTGAATTAGATGTTTGGGAATATAAAGCATCTAAAAGCAAACTAATTGATTCAATCATAAGGCATAGACTTTATAATATAAGGCTAGGACAAACCCCTGAAAGCGTTCTAGAAGCATATATTAACTATTTACAAGAAGAAGAAGCCAATAACTATAGGCAAGGAGCAATTTGAATGTTTAAAAAGTTTTTTAAAAGATTAGATCGTTTTCTAGATAGAAAGTGGAAAGAAGTATGCTCTGTGCTTTTTTACTTAGCAGGTATAAAGATTGAAGACGATGTAGACTGGTTAAACATGCATAACAATATGGTGGATGATGAGCAAAGTAGTAAGTCTAGAAGACTATAAAACTAAGAAACCTAAAACAATTGCAGAAAATAACAAATCTATGTTATTTGAAATACATAAGAAAATTATTGATCTTCATGAAAAATCAATGATAAATTATGAAGAATATAAAAAGCTTTTAAATAAATTGAATCAAGTTGTTAATAACAAGGGAGAGAAAGATGAATGAATTTTTATACGATGACCAAGCACCTTACAGTGTTAATTTTAACAGATGGTATCATGCTGTAGGTGTTGAAAGAGAAATGTTTAAAGAAGAAAAAATGGATTTTGATGATGCACAGCTTACATTTAAGAAAATGTGGGGATATAAACAATTAGAATCTAAAGTTTTTATTAATTAGGAGAAAATAATGCTGAAATTTTTAAGTGGAGCAGATATAGAATTTCTTAAAAGAACTATAAGGTTTTTTGACAAGAATAAAGAATTAAGCGATCGTGATAAAAATAGGGTTAATTTTTTGTTAAAAGATCTAACTGAAGATAAAAGTCTAGAAATATTTACTGATATTGTTATGAATTATGAGAAACAAAGAAATTCTTTAAACAATGATGATTTGCATTAATTAGATTTATTTTCTGAACTATATTTAATATTTAAACCACATAAAGTACAAAGACGGTTTTTTTCGTCTAAGCCTTTATCTGTAAGAGTATATTTTTGTCCTTCTACTTTTATAAAACCATCTCCAATCAAAGCAGTTAGGTTTTCACTAGGTATATCATCACCAAACATTATTGCTAATATTCCACCTAGTCTTTTAGTTTGTGTTTTACTTAGTGCCATTTTCCCAGTCTTTACCTTCAAATAATAATGCTTCTGCTTCTCTACGTCTTATAAGACCTTGCAATACCTTTCCACCTGCTTTGTTCCATCTTTTTATCTGTGCAGGAACATCTTCATATTCGCCTTTATTTATTACTTTAAGCATAGTTGAAGCGTTTAAGTTCGCACCACCAAGATTAAAAGTCCATGAAACTAAAGCATCAAATTGGTGTTGATGCAGTGGTACTTCTACAGCTTTAAGTACAGCTTCTTCATATATCTCTAGATCATTTAGTAATATATTATCTGCTTCTTCCTGTGTTATCTCTTGCCCTTCTTCTACCATCTTTGTATGTCCATATCCGATTGTCCATACACCTGCGGCACAAAGATAGCTTTCTAATTTGCATCCTTCAAATACTTTTATAAGTGCTATTCCTTCTTGTGATATTTTCATATTATTCTCCCCAAGTTCCGTCTTTTTTAACTTTGGCTGTTTTTTTGCCACCCCAGTATTCAACTGCGTGTCCTTCTTCAATGAGTGCTTTGCAAATATCTTTTTTATCTTTTGTAAAAGGTGTTGCAAGAATCCTGCCATATTTTCCTTTGCCATGTGATTGTATTACCAATTTTTCAGCACATAGTTCTTTTAGCCTTTCCTTTGCTTTAAGCCCTAATGCTTTCTCTTCTAAATTTCTTGTTCGTGACTCAGGTGTATCTATACCATTGAGTCTACATCTTTGTTTGTGTAGCTTTACGTCAAAGCCTAAATCTAAAGTCACATCTATGGTGTCTCCATCTATTACCCTTTCAAGTATAGCGTTGTATACAAATGGTGTGACTGATTCAGACATAGCTTACTGCTTTGCCTTGCCGATGTTTAAAGCCATTAACTCTAAAATCTTATAGAGCTTTCCAATCATGGCATCATCTTTAGGTGTAGGTGTTAAAGCACATAGTATTGATGCACCACATACAACACCTGTAATTATACCTAACCACTCTCCTATCATTCCTAACATATTAATCTCTCCTATAATGAATGAATCTAAATGGTATCAGATTATTTTGTGTCTGACACCTTTTCTTGAGGTTGATCTTTTTTATCATAATCTCTATAGAATTCAAGAATATGTAAAGTATCTTTGATATAGCGTTTTATCTCTGCCATATTCATTGATAGATTTTCGTAATCTTTAGAGGTCAAAGCATAATATGCTGTAGGTGGTGCAGAACCTTGTTCCAAGTCTGAAAGGTACTCTTCCATTATACGAGGGGTTAAAATTTCCCAGTCAATATCCACTATATTAAGTTCTATGGGGAGTGGTGGATGGTACATTGGCATAGGCTCTGCAACTGTTATTACTTCTACAGGTTTAGGTTGTGTTGGCAACATAGAACATGCTGTGAAGTAGAATAGGGTGAAACTAACTATTATTAGGTTTTTCATCAAACTGATTTGGATTAGTTAAGGCTATAAGATCATCTTTTACTTTCTTAGTGCCTTTATTGACTATATTTTCTATTAACTTAGGTTTAGCTAAAGCAAGATTATCAAGGTCATGTTTAGCAAAGGTATTTTTTAATTTATTTACTTCTCTTTGTGCTTCTTGGTTCTTTGCAGTTAGAACATTTACTTGCTCTTGTGTCTGTTTTTGTTTTTCTATATTTTTTTTTATAGACTCATTTTGTTGTTCTATAGAATTTTCTAAGGCTATCTGATTACCTTTTAAAACTGCTATTTGATCTTGTAACTTGTTTATATACCATGTGCTACTTGTAAGGGATATTAGCAGTAAGCCACCTAATGCTAACGATAATTTGAACCCCATGTATACACCTGTAATTTTTCGCTTTTACCTTTAGCCTGAATTGGTTCTAAAGATGTTAATTCTAATTTTATAGCATTTTTTGTTGTTTGACCAATTAGCAAATCTACACCTGCTTGTTTTGTTCCTGATTCAAGTCTTGCCGCAACATTAACAGCATCACCTATAGCAGTATAATCAAATCTATTTTTAGAACCCATATTGCCTATAACTGCAAATCCTGTATTTATTCCTATACCTATAGTAACTGGTGTAATCCCTTCATCTACTAATACATAATTTAGCTCATGCATGTTTTTCTGTATATCTATAGCACATTCTAATGCCTTTGTTTCATGGTCTTCTAGATCTATAGGTGCATTAAATATAGCCATCATTGCATCACCTATATATTTATCCACCATACCTCCATGTTTTTGCACTGCTTCTTGTTGTGCGGTTAATGCTCTATTCATAATGTATGTTACTTGTTCAGGCTCTAATGATTCTGATAAAGCTGTAAAACCACGAACATCTGTAAATAAAAAAGTTGCATAACGTCTTTCACCACCTAATTTTAATAAACTAGGATTATCTTGTAATTTTTTGACCTGTCTTGGGTCAAGATAGTGTTCAAATTGTCCTTTAATTTGTTCTCTTAGTCTCCATTGCTCTCTAAATCTTATATATAAAGCTATAGAGCCTGTTATAAACTGTGATATCAATGACCAAGTGACATCTATTAATATTCCCCTGTGGATAAGTCCATATCCTGTATAAGCTGTGGACAACATTATTAATATAGCTAATATAATCCCCCAAGTAACACCAAAAGCGTTCAATACAAGCCATATAAGGCTTACAGAAACGATAAATATAAGTATTTCTAAGGCTAAAGCCCAATCAGGTATATAAGGGCTATCTTCTATAAGAATTGATTCTGCTAAAGCTGTCTGTATCTTATGTGGTTCTAATAATCCTACAGGAGTAGCTATCTGTGGCATTACTCCATTTGCAGTTACTCCTATAAATACAAATTTACCTTCTACGTTCATTTCTTTAAGATCTGTTTGTGGTGTATCTACCCAACTAATCCACTTACGACCAAGACTGTCTGTTTTTATAGGTGGTATTCCTCTGATTGATATTTCTTCTATACCATTATCATTAGTTTTTATAATATAGGTTTTTACACCAAATAGAGCTTTATATATTTGAGTGCCGAATGCAGGAATCCATTCGTTATCAGGAGTGTTTACTAAAAGGGGTATTCTTCTTACTAATTGATCTACTTCAGTGGGAGCAATGGCTAGACCCTGCAGTGTATTATCTTTTAGAGTGTTCAGGTTTTCCTTGACTCCCATACTTACTATACCACTAACATCATTGCCTTTGACAACTGTTCCAGTGGATTTAGGGTAATTATTTTTACCATCTTCAAACATTGCAATCACAGATGGTGCGTAACTTAATGCTTCTGCAAAGGCTTCATCACCACCTAGTCTGTCTGCCTGTGGAAAAGATATAACCCAACCAACGCCAATAGCACCTTTATTAATAAGATCAACTTGTATTTCAGCTAATCTTCTTCTAGGTAAAGGATAGCCACCCTCGTTTTCTACATCTTCTTCTGTAATGTTTAGAATTACAAAGTTACCTGATGGGTTGTATTGTTTGACTAAAGCATCAAAGGTTCTTAGTTTTATTATTTCAGTAGGTGTACTTTGAAATATAAGTGGAAGTGATAATAGTATAAGTATTGATAATATAAGTTTTTTCATTAGTTATCCTGCGTTATTCTAATTGTGCTACCTTCTCCACCATTTATAGTTACTACCTTAGACACACCGTCTTGAATAAATATTACTGTGTAACTAGCATCACTATCTACTTCAACTCTTGCTGTGTTATTGACACTTCTAAGTAAAGTTAATTTGTCACCTGTATAGAATGTTGTAATCTGAGTATCTAAATCTTGACCTAATTTAGTTCCTCTTATTCTAGTAGATGTTGCATCAACCAACAGATCTTCTTCTTGTGCCACAGCTAAAGCATCTATTACATCTAATAAGTCTTCTAAGAAGTTCACATCTAGGAAGTTTATATCTAGCTCTGTAAATTCAAGCTCATCTTCTGATAAAAAATCTTCTTCTAAATAATCTATATCAAGATCATTAAAGTCTAAGATGTTTTTCTTTTGCACTACTATCTCTTCACCTTCAACTATTTCTTCTACAGGTGGTGTGACAATTAGCATGTTATCTATTATGTCTAGCGTTAAATCTAATATCACAGGTTTGCTTGGTGCATTCTCAAATACAGAAACTGTAGTAGCTTGAAAGGGTTTATTTAGAAGTACGCTACCAGTGGCTGTAATGACTTCTATTTCACCACTAGATAGCCCATAAGCATCAGGTAACAATATAATAAGACTACGACCTAACTCATCTACTGTAGCTGTAAAATCTGTACCTCTTATCGCTATATTTGCTGTAGGTGTTCTAAGTTGGATATTTTGCTTGTCTATTCTATTAAGATTGCCTGTAATAAATCTTGCTGTGCCTAATCCGAAGGTGAGAGCCATTTTAGATTTAGATGGGTTAGGGTCATAGATATATTCATCTATAAATAGTTCAGAATGCTCTGTAAGCCTTACAGTTGAGTTATCAAGAAAGGTTATAGCCATACGACCATTAGTAGTTATGGCTTCATCATTACTTTGTATGCCAAGCTTTAATTCAGCTTTTAAGGGCTGATCTCTTACTATTTGTGCAGAACCATTAAGCTCTGATATATCACCTATATCAGCAACCTGTGGAAGTTCCCCCATCATTTTGAGTGATACAAATATTAGAGTTAGATGTAGTAGTTTCAATTTTTAACCAATCCCTTGCTAGTGTTGATGATTGTATGACGTTGAAAGTATTACTATTACCATTCAAATCCATGTAAAAATATCCTGCATCAGATGATGTATTACCTGAATAACCACTACCTGTGAAATTAATAGTGTTTGAACTACCATTAACATCTACAAAATTTATAGCATTTGCATAATCTATATCAAAATTTAGTTCATTAGAATCGCCCAGTATTATCCAGTCTAAATCTAAATAAGATGAATCTGCATTTTCTGCTATAGCTAAATCAAATTCATTACTGCCACCTGTAACATCAATATTGAGGTTTACATAATCAGCACTTATTAGACCTGTGCTATTCATAAGAATATCCATAACATTGCTATCACCATCAAATTCAAAGAAACCTGTAAAGTTGTCTCCATCAATACCATCTGATCTAAATATATTAGATGAACCAATTTGGTTAATATCTAATGTCATTGTTAAACCATCAAGATCAAGAGCAGTCATTGTTCCTGAAACTGCTAAAGTTCCACCTATAAGGTTAGAGCTACCTAATTGCTCAAGATCAATACTTGCTGTATTACCACTTTGGTTTACATATATTTCATTATCCGCGTATGTTATCAATGCACTCATCATCACAAACAGGCTCATTAATTTTATTTTCTTCATATTTCCAATATCCCTTATCGTAACCGATAATTATTAGTTCCAAAACAGCACCTTCTATAGCTTTCATTAAAGCAACAGTTGTACTTTCGTTGCGTGAAATACCAAATTCCACTTCTACTAATTCAGAGGACATATCTATGAACCTAAACACATCTAGTGACTGACCATAACTAAGTATTGTCTTGCTAGACAAAACTTCTACAAGAATTTCTCCAGTAGCTACTGAAACCATTCTAAGGCTTATAGTAATCGTATCTTCACGATACTGTACCGTTGAGCCTATTCCTAAATACCTTGCACCTGCACCACCTGTAGTTAGATTACTATCATAGCTTACGACTGCACCCTCTAGCAATACACCTGCAAATAGCAAGGGCATAAGGTTATTTTTATCTTCTAGTTCTTCTCTTGTACTTCTAATTATTTGACGTTCTTTTGTGAGGTTATCTAAGCCTACTCTTTCAACAACCCTAAAGAACTTTCCATTACTTGCATGTTTTAAAGCTCTTATAAGTAGGTTGCTAGGTGCTTGGGTTACAGCAGTAGAAAATAATGCAAATTCAGAGTTAGATTTACGTTGCCCAGTTTGATCTGTAAAAGAATTAGGATAAACAGCCACTACAGGCATAGATGTAGGAGATTGAACCTCTGCAAGTTCTTTAGATTGTAATGAGAATATACTTGGTTTGTCTTTTTTCTTTGTTTCGTATCTTATTTGCTCTGTATCTTCTAGAACATTAAGAACGGTACAGCTAGAATGTAAAAGAACCAATAGGCAAGGTAATAATTGTTTCATTTCCATCGGCATCTGTTATTTTAAGGGTGATAAATTGTCCATCACTAGTGTATTCAATGATATTGCCTTCAAGTTCTATAGTTCCTGAATCGCTAGGTGTTTCGCCAAATAGATTGTCTACTAATTGTCTTGATAATTGTGCATAGATTCTTGATTCTAGGTTTCTTATAAATCTAGCCAAAGTAGTATTCTCTGCTTCTCTTGCTAGTTCTTCTTTATAAGCTTTTATTTCTGCTTTTATAGCTTGTTTACGACTAAATTCTTGATTTTCTATAGTTAGATAATGACTAGATGTATTAATACCACTAAAAGATGGAGATTTAAACTTATGTACTATCTGATCTGCTGTAGCATTTTGTATAAATATTCCTAGAATGAGAATTATGCCTATAACAGATACCCATTTTATAATAGTATCTTTTTCAGCTTCTTCTTTTCTCCTAGCAAGTTCTGCATTACTAGGTCTACCTCTTTTTCTTTTAATCTTTTCTTTGGTCATCTCTATCTGCCTTAGCAATTTTACTGCTATCTATTAGTTGTGGTACGCCAAGAATAGTCTTAATAAGAGTATCTTGCCTTATGATCTCATTGTCTAAACTTCGCACTCTATCAATTAATGCTACCAAAATACCATGTTGTGAATCAAGTTTTGTGCCTAGCCTATCTTCTATAGCTGATATCTGTTCTGCTACTTTTTGATCTACAACATCAAGTTTAGTCTCCATGCCATCTACAATTCGCATGATTAGCTTATATATAAACCAACCAAGACCAAGAGAAGCGGCAATAGGAAACCCTACTTCTTGGATAACAGTTACTGCATCCATTTACTTAGATTTCTTCTGCTTTGCTTCTTTTAGTTGTATTGATAAAAGACCATTCTTAGTAGTGTGGGATTCTACTGATCTAAGTTTGCCATTAAGGTTGATCTTGTCACCAACCTCAATGACGTTCTTCATCTGTATTTCGTTATCTTTAACCCAAGCCAAGAATTTATCTTTATCTACCTTTACGGTTGCTTTGTTCCACATATTAAGCCCAAATTGCTGTGCAGATAGTTTGCACTAAAGCATCTTCACCTGTTACATCATCAGTACAGTTGAAGTGACTTACTTTAGTAGCTGTAACTGGAAGCTGTTCGTCATCAGGGTCATCAAACTTCTCGTTATAAACTACCATCACAGTAGGCTTAGTATCAGATACAGTTTCTGATGAAGCATCTACTAGAGGATATGTCTCTACTCTTTGCACTGTTCTTGTTAATGTTATCGCCATCTTTTTTCTCCTATATTGTTGTTATTATAAAACTTAGCAATTCGTTATATCTTACACCAAGTCTCGTTTGTTCTACACCATCATCATCTTCCCAAGTGCTAGAGATAAACATCCCATAATCACTTGCATCCAATCCTTCTGCTGTAAATGCATCTTGTAAGTCTTGTGCTATGACTCCAAAATGATATCTAGCTGTTTCATCAGAATCAGAATTATCATCTTTTTCTGCTACTGAATCTTGCCATCTAAATCTTCTTATTAAACCTTTACATGCTGTAGCAACTCTTTGCTCTGCATCTGTTAAGGCTTGTATGTCTTGTTTTTGATTTCTGTCTGAAGTTTGTATAGTTCCATTAGTTGCATAGATGTCATCAAATCTTGCACTTGATGCACCTAAATCTATTTTATCATCTGCTGTAGCACCATCACCAGTTGCAGGATATATAGCTTGGTAAGTTGTATAATTTAAAAACTTTAAGCCTGTTTTGTAAGAACCGCTACCGCCAATTATAAAAGAGTTAGATGTGTTGTCTTGTGGTCTTGTACCAATACTGCATACAAAGTTATCGTTATGGTCAACAAAATCCAAATAAGTACCATTAGTATTAATAGAGCTTTTATTTTTAATAGTAGCTATAGGATTGGTTGCACTGCTTTTAATACCCTCTATCTGTGCTTTGGAATCTGTTGTAAATAATCCTTCTGAGGTAAATGTTCCTTCTACTGTTGCATTGCCTAAAGATAGGAATGAAGCCATCTCAACATTGCCTGAGAATTCAGCGTTACCATCATTTAATTGAAATTCAGCAGTTCCAGTTTCATCGTCCTCATAAATTCTAAATCTTGGTGCTACTATTCTAATATCACCAAAACCACTACCACCTTTAATTCTATAACCAGTAGAGTGTAGTTGTATCGTTGATTGTGTAGGTGTTAAAGCCAGTAATCCACTACTTGTAATAGCACCTGAATTTATAGTTCCTATGTTGGTTAGGTTTCTACCACTTGATATAATCTGTGTAGAACCCATTTTAATATTGCCATCAATATCAATCTCTAGTTTTGGTGATGATGTACTTCCATTTGTATAAAATTGTAGTTTTCCTGATGTGTCTCCACCTTGTCCATAACCTGCAATAAGTTTTAATGCCGCACTTGATGCTGATGCACCTGTTCTTAAAACTAAAACTTCAGAATCATTTTGACCACCTTCATCACCTAAGAAATGATCGCCTTGCCCAAAAGTAACGCCATCTGCAACGTGAATACCACCTGTGGTAGCTGTAAATCCTCCTGCAACACTAAAATCACCATCAGAGTTAAGAGATAACTGTTCTTGTGGATTTCCTGCTTCATAGGTATGCACTGTTAATAACTTGCCACTTGGTTTTCTCATATCAGTACCTGATGTACCCGAGCCATCATACTGATAAAAATGCATACTTCTCATACCATAGGTAGAATTAGCATTTGAATTATTTAATTGAACAAATCTCTCAAAAGCAACTGGTTCTGAAGTATTTTCGGATAAGTATGTATATATACTTGCTTTTTTTGCTCTTGATGATTGTGATAAAGTCACTCTATCACTTATATCCCAACCAGTTGTTGCGTTATATGCGGTTAAAGCATTTGCAGTATATGCAGAATCATTTGGATTTCTAATTTTTACAACTTGTGAAGTTGTGCCTGAATTACCATCACCTACAGCATCAATAAAACTAAGATTTTTTAAATTACGAGAGGAGTCTATTACTGTTGTTCCTGATATTCTATATTGAGCTGTACTAATATTTCCAGATACCACCATAGAGTTATCTCCTGCATGTAAGTACATTACATTAGCAAACCCACCATGAGCCGGACCTTTATAAAATATTAATTTGTCATCATTACCTCTGTCTGATATGCCCCAACGTATATTTGCATCGGTATATCCATCTCCATATCCAAAGAATATTTCTGAAGTATGTGAAGAACCTGCTGAATTAAGATGAAATTCACCCCTACTACCTGTTCTAAAACCTCTTCCAAGTAATGAGCCATTTATTGTTGCATTACCACTAGAGATAGTTCCTATGTTGGTTAAGTTTCTTGAGGAGTCTATGACTGTTGTGCCTCCTAAAGCATAAGAGCCAGAAACATTCCAAATACCTGATGCACTAAGTTTTCCATATACACTGCCACTAGCATTTGCAAGAAGTGCGACACTTCCATAAGATAAAAACTCCATAACACTACCAGTAGCAAAAATATAACCTTTATTAGCGTTCCCATGTCTAAAACCTATTAAAGAACTAGAGACTCCATCAAGGTGAATAGTTGCTCTATTAGTCGCACTCCAAGGAGAACTTGTACCACTTATACTTAAGTTGTGACTATTACTTCCTAAATCAGAAGCTCTAATAGCATCATTAGAGACAATTCCTGCAAAGGTGGCGTTTTGTGATGCGTCTAATGTAAGTGCTGTTTCCCCATTTGATGTTTGAAATACTAAATATCCATTTTCATGTACTGCATCAATATAATTGGCACTACCTCTGCCAAAATTCATTCTTGCACCTTCAGAATTAACTGACCATGTGCCTAAAGAACCATTTAAAGTAATAGAATTAAGATTGGTGAGGTTTCTTGAGGAGTCTATTACTGTTGTTCCATTTATTCGTAGACCGCCTGCAAGAATATCTACACCATAACCAACTGTTGATCCATTACCTACTTGGAATACATCTGTTAATGAAGAAGCATTTGTAGGTTTATTTTGGAATCTAATAAAACCTGAAGCACCTCCACTACCACGATAGAATGTCATATTTGCAACTTCTACACTATTTCGTCCTGATACCTTAGATACTGGTACATTTCCTAAATCTTGTCTATTATTATCAAGTCTTAGTTCATTAACTCCATTTTGGTTATTAAACAAATCTATTAAGTTTGCACCTGTAGATATTCCTGTTCCTGAGATAGTTCCTATATTAGTGAGGTTACGAGAGCTTGTAATAACTGTTGTAGCCCCCATTTGTAAAGCACCATTATTTATGTTTACATTACCTGCTTCGTTAAATTCGGCAATAGTGCCTATAGAACCAGTACCACCTGCATATACTCTCCAATTATCAGCATCAAATCTTAAGGTTGCATAAGTTGAATTACCCTTCTCTAGCTGTTGACCAATATTAGTGCTTCTGTTACCTATTGTTGATGAACTGGTTATAGAACCTGATGAGATATTTCCTGCGAAGGTTGCGTTTCCATTTTCAAAAATTGTAAATAAATCAGTAGCACCATTGTTTTTGCTTACAATAAATCCTCTATCAGTTTGATTATTATCGTTATCAATATCAATACGAACACTTGTATTTGATTGAATCCAACCACCCACACTTGCGTCATTTAAAGTAAGTTTCCCCGTACTTGTAATAGCACCACTAGAGATAGTTCCTATATTTAATAAATTACGAGAGGAATTTATTATTGTAGTTCCTCCAATTTTATAGTTATAAGCAAAAACATTTACCCAAATCTTATCTGATCTTCCTAAACTATATGAATTATTAGAATTAGGTGCAAAACCACCACCAATAACTAAAAGCTCATTACCACTTGGTGAAAGACCCATGTTTGCTGAACCTCTTACAAAAGCAATATGATTATCAAAGTTTGCATTGGTGACTGTAATTTTTTCTGTTGTAGATATAGCACCACTAGAGATAGTTCCCGTATAAGCATTAAGAACTATTGGGTTAGAGCCATTTCCACCAATTCTCACGCCAGTTGAGCTATTTGAAGGTGACCATTGAAATTCAACATTTGCACCATCTCTGTTAAATTGTGCCGCAGTCCAAGTAACATAACCGTCTGTGTAATAAGAAGAGCTTACAGAGGTTAAATTTGTTGCACCCCTACTTGCATTTATAACTGTAGTTCCATTTATTGAAACTGTATTACTTCTTGCTGTACCTGAAAGGTAGAGGTCTTTGAATCTTTGACCTGTAGCACCTAAATCAATAGTTCCATCAGCAGAATTTCCATTATATAAAGGATATAAACCTGTAGCTTGGAAACGTATACCTGAGTGGTTAGTACCACCATTTATGTTTAAGTCATCACTTGCAGTTCCAATACTGCCTTTTCGCGAACCATTAATTCTAAAGTCAATAATTCTTCCATTAGCATTTTGTCTATTTAGATATAGTGAAGTATTATTATTGGTTGATATTTGTAATTGACCAATAGAGCCACCTGCAACAATACCAGTTTCATCTGTATTGTCATCATATATTTGTGAATCAGTAGTACCACATAAAAAATTGCCCGATGTATCAAAACGTCCTCTCTCTGATGCATTTGCTGTAAATGTAAGCTCTGCACTTGCTTGTAAAAGTAATTGACCGCCACCGCCACTTGATACAGCCAATGCACCTGATTCATTTTTTACCGCATTTGAAAGGTAAAGGTTTTTCCATCTTGCTGTAGAATATCCAAGATTTTGTACTCCATCTTCAAAAGCACCTGTTGAAGTACAAGGTGCTACAATTTCACTAGCGAAAACAATACCTGAGTCACTACCATAAGGCGAGTGAATGTAAAGTCCGCCACTACCACCAGTACCAATAATACCTACGGTTGAGTTATCTTTGCGGAACTGTGCTATAGTGCCATTAGAAGTTGTTCTGTTAAGGGTTAAAGGCTGTGCAGACGCACGAGTTGATATTAAATCTCCGTCTGGACGCATTTCTGCACCTACAGTTGACGCTCCTGCCGCTGAATTCTTACCAACTAAAAAATTACCTGCATTATCAAACCTTCCAACCTCACTAGTATAGGCATAATTATTAGTACCACCTGTAGCAAAAACAATCCCTGATCTAGACATTAAAGATAGTTTGTCACTATCCAATACTCCAACTGCCATTAATGGTGCATCACTTGTTGTTCTACTAAATGATATTCCAACACCTTCATTTGCTATAGTTTGATGATTTAATGCTAGTGTTCTTAAATTTTTATTTGTTCCAACACTACTCGTTATAGCACCACTAGAGATAGTTCCTATATTAGTGAGGTTTCTTGATGAGTCTATTACAGTTGTTAGCCCTTGTTTTAGTGAATCAACACTAACAGCACCACCAAAATCAGCAGTTGTACCATCTAGATTGCCTATAACTTCAACAGCACCATTGAAGGTAGCGTTGCCTGATTTACTAATACTAACAAGCTCTGCATCAACATTTGCACCGCCAATAACAAAGTTATCAGTTGCATCATCATGTCCTATTGTGTATTGAGCAACACCCGCATTGAAAAATTTAATCTCTGTATCAGAACCACTAGGAGCATCTAATCTTATTCTTGCATCACCTGAAGCAGAAGTAATATCTAACATTTCTGTCGGAGTCATTCCTATACCTACTTTACCTGCAAAGGTAGCGTTTTGGTCATGGTTTAATCTTAATGCTTCGTCTAAAGTGGGGTTATTTTGCGAGACATTGAAAGATAGTCCTGTACTTGAATCTGAATCACTTGACATTTCCCTTCTAGCGACAATAGAAGCACCTGTTAGACTGTCACCTGCTGAATTATTACCTGCTAACTTAAATTCAATTCCTATGCCTGATGCTGTAGTTTGATTTACAGTATTACCTGCATCTATTCCTGCAACTGTTAAAGGAAAATAAATAGTATCAGCAGTTATTTGTTTAGTAGCTGTTATAACACCACTAGAAATAGTTCCACTACTTGTAATAGCACCACTAGAGATAGTTCCTATATTAGTGAGGTTTCTTGATGAGTCTATAATTTTTGTCCCTGCACCTGTTCCACTTGAAGGTTTTACATATAAACCCTCTTTGAACATTAACTTACCATCTGCAAGAATAGTTGTAGTAGATTCAGTTCCACCAATAGTAAAAGATTCATTAGAATCATAAGAAGAAGCATCTCTATGGGTATATCTAACATGACCTATTTGCGTTCCTGAAGCTCCTTGTGAAGTGAATGTAATACCAACTGGTGTTGTTCCATCAGCAAGAGATTTAATTGCTATCGCATCACCAGTATAATTAAATGTAGCTGTAGCATTATTACCTTGTAAAGTACCTGTACTAGTGATTCTCCATCTTTCAGTTCCACCTGTTGCAAAAGCTAGTGCATTTTCACTTGCTCTATACATACCTGTGTCTGTATCGTTATCAAATGAGAATGATGGGAATGATTCTAGATATGAGCTTGATCTAATTTGTCCACTAGCTTTTATTTTTCCTAATACTTCTAGCTTTTCACTTGGATTTGTTAGCCCGATACCAAGACCAGTTGGTGTCAGTCTCATAGAGTCTGAACTAGCTATTTGAAATTGTAGATAACCTGATTGACCAACCATTCTTGTATTACTGTTAGCCCATGTTAGGTAATTATTGTCTGAAAGTTTTATGCCACCTGTTACGTTTATACCGCTTGAGGTTGTGGCTAGTTTGGCATTACCACTATGATGTAAAGTTACCGCACCATCAGCTACAGCAATTAACCCATCTTGTCCTGATTTTGGTCTTATATAAATATTGCCATTATCATCTTGTATATATAAATCACCAGTTGAATTTCTTATTAAACTAGAACCACTATCATGGTATATTCTCAAATCATTAGAATCTCCAAGAAATAATGAATTATTATCTCCAAGATTAATATTTCCATCAACAGTCAATCCATCACTTGTAACTGTTCCTGTTATGTTTACACCAGTATTAGTTGTCTCAAATTTTTCACTTCCGTTAAAATATATCTTTACCCAACCACCTGCCTGTCCGTAAAGCATATTTACTCCACCAACATTTCTTAATCTTAAATTAGTAGCATTTATTAATAAATCACCTGTGCCACTATCTGTAATATAACTATGATTACCATCATGGAAGATGGATAAATCTGAGCCTGTTCCAAATATAGCCTTTGCATTATCATTAAAAATTAGTGAATCAGCACTAGAATCCCACTGCAAATCTGCATTAGCACCATTAAAATCAGCATCTGCATTTACAGTTAAAGTAGAGCCATTAAAGCTTAGATTGGTTTCACCATTTATAGTTGAAGAACCACTTGCAGTTAATAATCTATTATCAGCAAAGTTAGTAATACCTGAAATTAAACCTGTATCAGCACCCCATTCTAGGGTAGTTCCTGTAGATGGTACTTTTAAAACTTGACCTGCTGTGCCTATGCTGTTTGGTATAGTAAAAGCACTGTTGGAGATAGTACCAATGTTTACAAGATTTCTACCACCACTGATAACCTCTGTGCCGCGTATGTTAAGACTACCAGTAGGTAAATTTAAAACACCTGATGCACCTAAAACTAACCTTGCTGTACCCTGCTGATTGGTTGAACCTGAAGTGCCTTGTGTATTCCAAACCTCAAAATTACCATTTGATTTTCTAAATCTTGCATAAACACCATATCCATCGTCAACATATCTTCCATAATATTGACCACTAGGATTTATATTTGCACCAATCCCTGCATCTTCATAACTTATTCCCGGCTCACTAACCCATGCCAATAAGTTACCATCATCTGTAATACCTGTTCTATCATCGTAAACCAAGTTCAGTCTAGTAGTGGTATGACCTGCATTTACAGTTAAACGATTAGAAGTGGTAATAGCACCACTAGTTATAGTTCCTATATTCTGTAAATTACGAGAGGAGTCTATAACAGTTGTTGCATTTAACTTTAAATCGCCACGTTTTATATCTAAACCACTACTACTAAAAACTGAATTGACTGTGCTATTAAAATCTCTTATATAAAAATTATTACCATTAACATAAGCACTAGGGTCGCTAGTTCCATCTGAACCACCACCAAGCCAAAGCTTTGTTACACCTTGTGGATTTCTAAACTCTGTATAAGAGGGTGTACCAACTATTCTATTAACTCCGTCTATTTGAAAATTGCCCTTTATATTTAAATTATGGCTTGTGTCTATAAAAGCACTAGGTGTAGCACTTGTAGCTGATTGCCCTATATGAAATTCTAGGGTTCTATCTGTTCTTATAAATGAATTAGCATCTCCACCACCAATCATACCCATACGCATGAAGGAGTTTCCTTGCTGACCATTTGTTATGGTTAATTGACCTGTATCACCACTTATCTGATCAACTATGCTTAATGAACCATCAGATGTGACAATGTTGCCACCTTTGACCTGAAGTCCGTTTTTTACTATAAAATCTTTTTGTGTTGCCATCTTCCCTATCCAATGTGCTTATTATTATTATGTCATCAAGCTTCTATTCCTGATACATTAAATTTAAATTCTGTTGAAGCAGACTGATTGGGGTCAATCAATAATCTTATATTTCCACCTGAAATATCGGCATCAAAAGTTGCTAACGAAGTATTTGAAAATATCGTTGCATATTCCGTCATATAGACTGTAGTTCCATTATGCGTTAAAAGTATCTCTGTTGCATGAAAATTAGTGCTTGATTTAATTTGTACTAAAACCTTTAGTGTTCTATAGGTGGTTGCACTAGCAAGTATTCTATTGGTTACTGAAGCACTTGTAGTTGTTAAAGTGGCTACATCTTGACCTATTAAGGCATCACCTACCCTTATGGTAGAAAAGCCTGATATCGTTTGTCCTGATTGGTCTGTAGTAATACCACCACTAGCAGTTATTTGTTGACCTACGTTTAAATCATTAGTTACAGTTACATCATTTGCAAAATTAGCGTTTTTAGAATTGTTAAAAGACAAAGCATTTGCACCATCCATTTTAAATGTTATAGCAGTATTAGCTTCACCCGTATTTGTATCTGCTTCAAAAAGTAGACTGCCATTTTCTGCACTTATTTTTGCTTTTCTTGATGTTGCTTGAGAATCTATAAACTCAATACTAGGTGTTGGTGCTTGTAATGTAATTTGATTTCCACTACTTGTTGTATTTACTATTATATTGCCTGATGAGATAGTTCCTATGTTGACCAAGTTTCTATCAGTTGTAAGGAACTGAGTGCCAGTCATGTAAAGACCTAATAATGATCTAAAATGTATTGCCGCCCAGTCTAAAGAAGCATTTGCACCACCAATATAGAGTGTTTTATTACCATCAGTTGTTGGTCTTATGTAACTAGTAGTACGATTCATTTCTAAACCATAACCCTGCAATGTCATATAATCAGAGCCATAGTAAGCTCTTAGAAATGCACTATTACCACTACTACCTGCTGTAATATTTCCTGAATTGATAGTACCTGCAAAACTAGCGTTTTGTGAACTATTTATAGTAAGAGCGGTTTGTGAGTTGGTAACAAATTGCATGTAGTTACCATTAATGGCATATAAAATTTTACCAAGTGCTTCTGTTGTATTGTCACCAAAACGTATATCTCCACCACCCGAACCTGATGCACCTTCTAATCTAATTTGTGACCAACCATCTGATTCTTTTAAATGTATTCCTCTTGTCGGTGCTGTAGTGCCAATACCTAATCTTTCAGTTGATGCATCCCAAAGTAGTTTTGCTGTTCCTGTGTCGTTATAGAAAGATATGTCTCCACCATTATCTAACTTTATTCTGTTTAATGAGTTTGTACGTAAAAACAAATCATCATCTGTAGAAGTTCGTATTACACCTCCACTATTATCAGTATAAATTTGTAATTCATTGCTTGTAGAAAGGTCAGTTAATTCAATCATAGGTGATTCAACACCATTAATAGTCAACCCATCACTTGTAACTGTACCTAAAATATCAGTACCGCTAGTTCTTACTCTTACAGCTTGTTGTCCTCCTACAAAAAATCTAAGGTCATCTGAAGCTGACTCTTGAATGAAAGTATTACTACCTCCGTCTAAATAAATTCTATCTGAAGCACCTACTTTAATTTCATCGGCTACAACTGTTCCTGTTACGTCTATGCCTGTAGATTTTGTTGCAATTTTTTCGCTACCATAATGAAATAACTTAGTTTCACCAGTAGAGCCATCTGCTCTAAAATAGTCTGTAGTGCCGCCACTTCCATTGTCTGATTGTATTGCAACATCTTGGTCGTCTGCTAAGTTTCTAATAACCAATGTATTTGTAAAATTTGCTATTAAACTATTACCATCTGCAACATGATAAATTTGTAAATCATTACCCGTACCAAAAGTGCTTTTTGTTCCATCTTTAAAATTAAGCCTATCTTCACTAGCATCCCATACCATGTTTTGTGATGTGCCACTGTCATCGTAGAAAGCTATATCACCATTTCCACCATTAATCTGTAGTGCATTAGTGCCATTTCTTTTAAAAGTATGATAGCCATTTTGTGCATCATAAATGATGCCTGTGTTAGAGCTTGATAACTCTAAATTTAATCCATTGTTATCTAAACTACCTACACCATCAACAGTCAAACCATCACTTGTAACTGCTCCTGTTACATCTATAGCACCTGAATTGATAGTGCCAACAGTTATATTAGGAGTGCCTGATAAGCCTATTGCAGTTATACCTAGTGCATTTATTTCAGCTTGAGTTTGATCTGTAGTTGCACCTGCTTCTATACCATCAAGTTTAGTTCCATCAGTAGCTATATCTCTACCATCAACTGTGCCTGTGACTGATATGTTTCCTACAACTGATAGCTTTTCACTTGGATTCGTTAGGCCTATACCTACCCTACCATTAGCAGGTATATAATTTAATCCACTGCCTTTAGAAACCCAACCTGTAACATTGCTATAAAAAGCTACATAATTTCCTGTACCACTTCCATCTCCATTATATTCAAGTATAAAAGCATCACTACCATCTTCTCTAAACTTAATTTTTGGCTTATTTCCTGCATTATCATATAAATCAACAGTTCCGTTTGTACTTGTAATGCTACCTGTTGTACTAATAGAACCTGTAGCATCAATAGCACCTGAATCAATAGTACCTGCTGTAATATTTCTTGCAGACGATATGACTGTTTGACCACCAATTTGTAAAGCACCAGTTTTTAAATTTACATCCCCTGTGCTTTTTATTCTGACTCTCTCAGAATCATTAGCGTATAAACTTAAGTCATTACCATTCACACCATAACCATGTGCAGAAGCTGTAGTGCTGTTATCAGCTACTTTTATAAATGCAGTTGCATCTGTACTTGAAAAAGTTGCAACTTGGTTAGTAGTTCCCGAATTAACAGACAAACCATCACTTGTAATAGCACCACTATCTATAGTGCCTTCTATTGTGATATTCCCTGTTAAATCTTGTTGAAAAGCGTTTGTATTACTGCTACTACCTATATTTAATACACCTGAAGCATTTTTAAATATTCTATGACTTGTGGCATGACTACTTGTTATAGCTATGCCATTACCTGCACCATCACCACTTTGTCTGACATTTAAAACACCTGTTGAAGCAACACCTGTGCCACCATCTACAATAAATATTCCATCTATAGTTCCACCATCAGCAACTATATTTCCTGTAATATTTGCACCGCTTGATTTTGTTGATATTTTTTCGCTACCATAGTGAAATAATTTGGTTTCACCAGTAGAGCCATCTATTTTTAAATAATCCGTAAGGCTACCTGCACCATCGTCACTTTGTAATATTATGTCGGAATTATTAGCTTGATTTCTTATAACTAAATTATTTGTCAAATTATCTATTACACTATAATTACCTGCACTGTAAATCTGTAAATCACCATCTCCAAATTGTGCTTTTACATTGTTTGCAAAATTTAGATTGTGCGAAAAGTTAAAGCTATCGTTGGTTGTATTCCAAGTTAAGGTAGCATCTTGTGTAGCACTTACAGCATCTTGAATGGTAATACCTGCACCATTAGCATTAGCTGATGTATCACCAGTGCCATAGTTAAGAGTAATGTTTTTGTCTTGTACGTCTAGATTTGTTGTATCTATAGTTGTGGTTGTGCCTTCAACTGTAAGATCACCTTGTACAACAACATCATCTGTGAATGTCTTAGAGCCATCTATACTACTTGCTATAGCAAGGGTAAAAGTAGCATCACCTGAAGCAAAAGAAGCACCACCTGTTAAACCACTTTGACCTGATGTGGTTATAGTTACACCTGTGATATCTCCTGCACCAGTATCTACCACTGCACCATTCCAGTATAAAGAACCACCTACGTTATAAAGCTTGTTAGTTGTAGTAGAAGGTGCTGAACCTTGTGATACTACTACTACAGGTGTTGTAGTTGAGCCTGAGATAGTTGTGGGTGCAAGTTCTACTGTTGGGAAAGCATAACCATCTGTATTAGTTATAGCGTTAAATGTAGCTATAGTAGATGTAGCACCTGCTGAACCTGTACTGCTTCCATATGCCTTACCTTTTATAATAAGTTTAGAAGTACCTGTGCTAGAGCCATTAGCACCACCTTTACCTAAATCCCAATCAGCATCAAGTGCTATAAATTGATTAGTAAAGTCTCCACCTATATCTTCTCCAAAGAAAAGCTGTACTCTTTCTGTATCTGAGTTTTGAAAACTTGTAATACCACCTAAAGCACCATTTCCACTATTTAAAAAAGTATAGTTTTCGTTATCTTCTCCACCTGATGTGCTGTTAAAACGATTTAATACTAAATTTTTACCTAATACATTAAGAGTATCTGAATTACCTACTGCACCACCACCTGTTGAATATGATATTGGTGCTGTGCCTGTAGTAACACTTACTTCTGAGGTTAAGGCACTAAATACGTTATTAGATGAAAAATGTCTAACTGCTACATAATAAGTTGTACTTGCTCCAACCCCATTGATAGATTCTTTAGCTGTGCTTTTACCTACTATAAAAGAGCCAATATATGTACCTGATGTAGTCCCATAAAATACTTCTGTACCTTGAACAAGATCATCAGGGTTATTAGTCCATGAAACATTAAGATCAAACCCTGTTATCTCTAATGTGGTTGCTACAGCTAAACTTGTTGGTGGAGATACAGCAAAACTACCTGTAGAAACGCTTGAGCCTTCGTCTAATGGGTTTGTATAACTACTAGATGCAAAGTTATACACAGAAGAATCAATCTCTTTAAGGTCAAGTCTAGTAGCTAAAACTGGAACGCCATCTTGGTCTATAACTTCTAAATTTGTGCTTAAAACTTCAAATGTCTTATTAGTATAGCCTAATCTTTCATTTGTTAGGTAAACCCAGTCAAAGGGTTGTAATTGCATGAAAGCTATATTGCAACTTACAGATAAACTAGTTTTTTTCCGTGTATGCAGTAAGGCTGTTCTTTGTAGCCTTTGTGCCATTGTAGTGGTATCTGTAAAAGGTAATTGTATTTCTAATGACTTTTTATAGTTAGCTGATGATTCACCACTAGGGGTGTCGTTTGCTAAAAGAGTGCTATCTTCATATAAAGGCGAATCTGTAGCTACATAGTTATTATTAGCATCAACATATACAGCTTTTACGCTGTTAAACGTCTCTCCACTTGATTGAGCTGTTTGTACGGTTATAGGTGCTAAAAGATTATCATCTGTAATAGTCATATTAGGATATACATTTGCACCTGCGAACATTACAAACTTACCGTCTATATAGGATAATTTACCTGCACAAGAACTTAATAAGCCTTCTATAACACCACCACCGTCTGCTGACATATTAGTAATACCATTAGCTGTATATGCCTTTTCTGTAAAGGTTAGCGTTGTATTATTAGATAAACTTACATTTGCAGTAAGGGTGAGTTGTAAGTTAGTTCTTTTTAATACATATACATCATTTGATATACCTGCACCTGTTACTTTTTGACCAACATCAATAAGGGTTACTGTATCTGCTATAGCAAGATTAACTATTCTAGAGGTAGTTACAGCACCACTTACAGTAGCTGTTGTAATAGGTTGATCGCCTTCACAAGTATTGGCGGCAACTTTAAAACTACCGAGAGCTAAAGTGTCATTAACTTCACTAGATGTAGCTTTAAGACCGTAAGTTGTATTAGTTATATAATCTCTTACGCAAAGTGCAGGGTTTGAGCCTATTTCTTTTCCAGTGCTATCTATAAATGCTGTTTCATTAGTTCTTGGGTCAAAAACCTTTTTACCTTTAACTACAAAGGACATAGGTGGTATACCACCACCAAAGGCTTCTGAATCAAAGACCATTTCAACAAATACATAAGATACACCTATAAATTTATCTGTATTACCTAAAGATGTATTAGAAATAACATTATTGTTCGCTGTTGTTTGTGAGCCATCTAAAAATACATATCTAAGCAAAGAATTTTGTACACTGAATTTATTATCGTTGTCACTATTAGTGAATCTGTTATTTGTAGCATATTCAAAGCCACCATTAGATGTAGTTGTTAAAACTTCATCATTTATTAAAAATTCTTCTAAACTCTCTACTTCATGACCTGCTAATACAACAATCATTGATAGTTTGTATTTATCTGTTCCTGATGTCTCTATATGGGTTATTGTTCCACCAACTCTAGCTTTACCATATATTATTTGTCTAGGTGCTGTAGCTGTTCTTGTAGATACTTTAGAACCAAAGTTTTCACCAACAGCATCAACACCCTTTGATAAAAGACCACCTACAAGAGTAGATACTGCAGATAATGTAGCCATTGCAGTGGCACTTACTCCAAATATACCCAAAGCCGAACCACCTAATAAAAATGCTGTACCTGTTACAACAGCAAATGTAATTATAAAAGCTGTTACTGCCGCTTTTACTGCCTTAGACATTAGATATTCTCCATACAGAAACTATTTTTACATTCTGCTTACAAGACAATCTATTATCAGTAGGTGTTATAACTTTACAACCATCTGTAATACCTACTAACTCTGATTCTTCTTTATATACCACTAGATCGCCTTTTTGCATGAATGATTTATCAACCTCTTGTACTCCTTTTATCTTACATGCTTTGGCTATACTTTTAGATAGTGTTCCACCATATTCTTTAATAGATTTCATAGCTTCTTTTTCATTTTTCCATGAAAGCTCTTTTGGTATTAAATCTTCACCTGTCATAGCTTTTATACAAGCATTAGAAAATTTACAGCAGTCCCATGTTCC